ATTATTAGCGTTGAAAGAGCACAGGAGTTGTTACAACAACTTGAAAAATCTAGTGCTGCTCCTGTAACCCAAGGACCGAGTCTAGAATCTAAACCTACTACTCCTGTAACCCAAGGATCAAGTAGTAGCTATAGTAAAGAATATTTGCAAAGAGCTTCGGATCCAAATAGAACTGGTCGCTTTATTATTAGCGTTGAAAGAGCACAGGAGTTGTTACAACAACTTGAAAAATCTAGTGCTGCTCCTGTAGTTATACCTACATCTAAATCCGATATAGATAGAACTAATGCTGTTTCCAATATTAGTCAAGAAAATGAAGATCTGAAAAGAAAATCGGCGGCACCAATAGTAGCACCGCCGATTATATCAAATAATGTACAATCTACTAATACCCAGACTTTAGCTCCTATAAAGGCACAACCCAGAGGAAGTATAAGTTCAGCGTTAGAAAAATATCTAGAAAGAACTGCGGTATTTTCCTAACCACCTACAATTACGTTGTTACTTCCTTGCCCCACTGTATCACCGCAATTTATAGAATCACCAATTCTTACAGCATTAAGTCCCTCGTAAAATACCTTGGCAGAACCAGAATCAGAAACTCTATAATTGGGCAAGGGAAAATGTGTTGTCTTACCACATCGATGTAAAAGATATTTTGATCCTTTTTTCTGCGCTAATTTACCATTAATATAAACCTTACTGGTAATGGCATCTATACATGCTGTAGGATGAAAACAGTTATGACCAGTACTTAAATCCCCTTGTCTTGCTGCTGAAGGCATTAGTATTTCCTTGGATAATTATTAGCTCTGTAATCTTTTTGTTGCTGAATTATATCAAGTAAATTTAATCTATATGGTTCCCAAAGGTTTATTATTCTTTTCAAAATGGAATAGGAAAAATTTGAGGTAGTTCCATTAGATCTCATGTGTACTGATGAAACATTGAAGACTCTATAAGAATATCTTACATAAGATTGTTTAGATAATAATAATGATTCGTCGCCTGAAGTTGTTATAGTTCTAGTGGTCAGTGTTGTTTCAGCTAAAGTAGTTAAATTTTTAACTTGCCAATATACATCATTAAAAACACTACCTACAGTGCCACTAAAAGTTATTGTAGGTGAACCAGCAGAAAAACTTGAATCTGAAAATGGAGAAGTTGCTGCTGTATTACTATGCTCACTATTTAGTGGTCCAGATGTTATTTCCGATGAACTCAATTGAATATCAACAGTACTAGTTATACTAACAGATGTTGATACAACTGATACAAATCCTGATTCGGGTGTAACTACTGCTGTATCTGAATAAGAACTATTTTCTACAGCACCATTGGGAAAAGTACAATTTCCTCCACCTGTTGCAGTATTTGTATCAGCATGCCCATCCTCACCTCCATAATCATCAACTACACCTCCTGAAGATGAAAGTGTAATGGGCATTTTTACTTACTTAGAAGCAGGCTTTTTTTCATCCTTTTTCGCATCTGCCTTTGGTGAATCTTTAGGTGCTTCTTTTTTGGGATCTGCTGCTTGAGCACTGGCAAAAATTCCAAATGCTGCTAGTAGTGCGATAAATTGTTTCATAAAATCTCCTAATTGGTTAAACTTTGAAAATAGGATGAACTGATGTCATCATCATCTTCATAGTCTCTTGAGGGGGGTTGTACTTTGGGTTTGGACATTTCCATTGTTTTGGGTGTAGCCTTACGAGTTTCAACAATATCTACATTTTCTGCTTTTCTCGAGACACTCGCATGAGAAACTCCAATAACAGATTCAAACTTCTGTTTTAGAAAATCATAGGATTTAAAATACTTGGGATCCAATAGTTCCGTTAGGGGGTATTGTCGATTCCAGATATTTTCAATTTTAGAATCAGAGTCTGCCACTTGTGATGGCTTATCAAATTCTGATTTATCATAATTACGATAACCTTCAAACTGCCTAATCTTCAATCTAAAGTTAGCACCTTCCCAGAAGTCAAATGGGTTGACTGGCTTCTCATCTTGAAAAGCAGGATTTGGTTGAGAAATATCCTTAATTTTGTCAAAGATTTTCTTACCAAATCGAAACAACATCACCTTACCTTCATTTTCGGGTGTAGCTGAATCTTGAATCACTAAAATATTACAAACATAATTTAACTTGCGCTTTTGTTTACGTGCAAGTTCCTTGTCTGCTTCCAGACCACTATTCCATAAAATAGTATTGTATTCTGAAACAGGGTCGGCTTGACCAATAGTAGTCAAGGAATTTTCAATATACCATTTGCCACCTGGACCCTGAAAACCATGAGTCCAAATTCGAACCCAGGGTAATTCTTCGCCCTTGGATGGAGGCAAAAAACGAATAATAGAAAATCCATTACCTGCTTTGTCAACTGCTGGTACCCAAAAACGATCATCAGTTTTAATTTCATTAGTAGGATTGGAGATTTTATCCACTTCCTTCATTAGAGAATCAAAACCACCTCTGGATTTTCTTAATTCAGATAAAGATGTAAAAGACATATATTACTCCATATAGCGTAGTTTAGCGACGTTTAAATTTAGTATAACTACCATAATCTAGATGTTCATCAAAATTTTCATCATCTACTTTTTTAGATGATAGCACATTATAAATTAAATTTTTGTGCTTGTCTAGTTTATTTTTTATTTTTCTTTTCACTTTGTATAACTTTTTTTCGTTATTAAAATCATCATATCTTTTGGTATCACCCATACTGTGTTTTATTCTCCTTTTTCAACTATAAGATATGGCCAAGCAGAAATTCGTTTGGTCAATTCTTGTTGGTTATGTGCAAGTTTAATTAAATATCTTTGTGTTTCCTTAAGTGATTCTATTTGTTTATCCATATTAGCCGACAGTATAGACAATTGTTCCTGTATTAGAAACAATTCTTTTTCCATGATACTTATTTTATTTATTGTGTAATCAAATTCGCTGTCTGATAATTGCATTGTATTTTTCTTTATCTATTTTAAGAAAAGGTTCATACTTTTTAATAAGTCTAGATATGTCGGGCCATACAATTTTATCTGCAATGGTTTCATCGTAAAATCTAGTAAAATTGAAAAATCTATTTAAAATAACTATGGTTTCGATGGAAACATGTCCACCTAAGTATGCTCTTATTATATATGGATGTGTATCGTCTTGGCTATTGAAAAGTAGATCTAAAAACTTAAAATTATTACTTTCGGCATAATCGACTATACTATTGAATTCCTTGGTAAAAGTATAGGTTAAACTTTCGATTCTTTTTTTCCAAAGAAAGTAGGTCTCTTTTGCTTGTTGATCAAATAAGCCTCCCCAACGATCGCCGGAGACAAAATTAGCAATAAGAAAATTAACAACTTCTTCATCGTTATATGTAGTTGCAATTCTTTTTATAAAACCAATATCTTTTCTTTTATAAAGAGATTTTTTTGTGGCTCTCACCTTTCCTTGTTGTTTAATTACATCATAATTGTCCGTTGTAAAATGTAGTTTTAATGCCAAATAAAAACGATATACCGAAAATTCATCCATCGTAATCATATAGGAAGTTTACTCCTTTTTCGTAATAAATTCTGTTCCTCTGCTTCAAGTTTAATTTTTTCCTTTAGATTTTTATTTATCATGGAGGCTATAGATGCTATTTCAATATCTATTTCATCACAATAGTTAATAATGGCCTCCATGTAACCAATTTTATCTTGAGTTACACGTTCTTCTATGTATAGTGAAAATTCATTTTGAGATCGAAAGCGCTTGGTAATGACAATGCCATCAGTCAACTCTTCTTCTATATTAGTTTTAGTATAGGATATATTATTTGGGTCGATAGTGATCATGATATATTTTATTTATGTCTAGGAAATTACAGCTTCATCATTATTCACCAACAGTTCACCATAACAGGCTAAGTTATATTTAACTATATTATTTTCTATTGTAGTGTCTCCAAAACAAGGTACCATTAATTTAATATTCTTTACTAGAATTTCTTGATCTTCACTAATTACACGCCAAACTAAATTAGAATTACCATGTTTGGTGTTATATCTTACGTAATATTTCTTCATCTTTTAATGTTTTATGTAGTTTATTTAAATTTGCTTTGGTATAAATTTGATAGGAATTTTTAATGTTATCAGGCATGTCTATAAATTCTATTTTACAATTATATTCTTTCTGTATTTGTTTCGCTACACTGTAAAAACTAGTTGCTTTACCAGTTCCAATGTTCCATACATCAGACTTATTTATATCAAGAAAAAGTTCATGATATTTAATTACATCATTTACATGTATAAAGTCTCTATAGTAGTTTTCACTATTTTTAAATAGAGAAATTATACCGGTGGTCTTTGCCTGTTCTGTAAATTGGCTATGAGGACTTGCTTGGTTTCTCTTGTGTTTTTCATTGGGACCATAAACATTAAAATATCTAAATATTTGTACTATAATGTCATTGTGATTATGTTCAAGTAAATATTTTTCCGCTAAAAATTTAGACCAGGCATAGAGTGTCAATGGATTTAAAATAGAAGATTCCTCAAAATTAGAATTTTTTCCGTATAACGATGCAGAGGAAGCAAATTGCATGTTTACACCATGTCTAACACATTCGTTAAATAGATCTATGGTAAATTTTAAATTTTGATTAAATATTTTTTCAAAATTGGTTTCAGTGTAAGAACTAATGGCACCTAAGTGAATGACCCAATCATAATCTTTAACAGAAAAAGCATCATCGCCCCAATCATAACCATATACTTTATGTTTTTGTTGTAAATGTGAGAATAAATTTTGACCAATAAATCCTTTATACCCTGTTATCAATATTTTAATAAATTTTCTCAAGAGTAGGTGCATATACACCAAAATGTAATACAGTTATTTCACTTGCTACAATGGCAAATTTAATTGCCTTTTCAATACTATTATACTGACAATAGAAATAAGCAAGGGAAGCCAAAAAAGTATCACCTGCACCTGTTACATCAACTATATCCAGAGATCTTGCTGAATAATTTTTATTTTTATAATATGCTCCTTTATGTCCACAGGTTACAATGATGTTATCATTATGGTTAATTAATTGACTGTATTCTGTTTCGTTTAATTTAAAAAAACAGTTGACGAAACTTCTAAGTTTTCTTTTTTTGGTATCAATAAACACAGGTTTAGTAGTTTTACGCGTGATATAAAAAATGGTATCTTCACATATACTACCCTTGTTATAATCACTAATTACTATTAAATCGTATATATCAGGATTTACATCTATATCCAATGGACTGGAAATAATATCTTCATCTATACGACAAATGTGTTGTCTTGATCTTTCTTCCACCAATCTTGTCTTTTTACTAACAAAACCATGAAAAAAATCTACAGCACAGTCCAGTGCCAAT